ATTGTGCTATTCCATTCGTCCTACTCGCTTCAACCAAGAGACTCGGACACGATGCTCCACCGCTGTAATCCAGTCTCGGTAGGTTGTCCGTGATGCCTTTGTATACTGCCGCAGTTGTCGTTTCTATATAGTCGGTGGCTACTAAACCATATTCCAATTGTGCATCTTGGATGTAGATAGAACCGCTTGTTGCGCTTGAATCATTATCTCCTTCAGCTGGATAAATACGGAAATTAGTTAAATTTGTTGAGTCTGATTGAATAGCTAAACGATACCAACCACTCCCGATGTCTGTTGTATAAGTTGCAATGCCAGTGTCAGAACCTATTGAACCATTGCTAATGTTTATCCAAGCATTTTCGTCTCCTGCCGAGTTATCAAATCTTAAACGAATCCAATTACTGGTATTTGCTTTAGCGTATATACTAAATGTTTTTACACCACTTGTAGTTATATTTTGGCGGATGTGTCCGTTTGCTGCCGATTTTGATAAAAGCCAAGCATCGCTTGAGCCATCGTAACCGCTTTGACCGCCTGTTACACTTGTGCTGCTTGTTGTCCAAGTAGTATCAAACGAATTTGACTGCAAGATTTGGTTGCTTCTCTCCTTCTCAATCAATCCATCACTATTCACCCTCGTTGCCGTGTCCGTACCTCTACTAAAGGTGAAATCACCAGAGCCGTCCGTAGGCTTGATGCTGTATAATTTGCCGTCTTTTACTCCCGATGGGATTAGGGCGAGGCTTGCCGAATCAAATAAAGTTGCCATAATTATAAAAGTGCATTTATTGCGTTAATAGTACAATTGCGGGCCTCCGTAGACCCGCCATCTGCCGTTACCCTAATAGCATAGGGTTCAAACAGTAATCTACCTGCGTCAGCTTGTGGCATAGCTTTAATAGCCTTGTTCACACACTTTGGTGACTCCACAACACCTCCATCAGATTCTACCCTAACGATAAAATCCTTGACAGAAGCAAGTAGCTTACCAGCAGCCCTTCTTGCTATAAGAGATATGCTGTTTATTAAAATCATTTAGGAGGCCTTGTAAGCAATTACCTTACCCGAAGCAACAGCAACACTATCAAACTTACCAAAGACGATTGTGCCTTCTGTAAGAGTTACTGACGTAAGTGCATCACCTACCTGTGTGGTAGTCGTTATCACGCTATCTTCCAATGCTTGGATAGAGCGGCAAGACTCACTTGTAGAAGCACCAGCCGCTACAACTCTAAACCCGTAGTCACCTGTTGCAGACTGATAGAAGTTTCCTTCCTTTACAATAGTTTCGTATGACATTTTTATTATTGTTTTAAATTATATAATTCTGTTATAGTACAATCTCTCGCTTCTGTATCTCCACCTGCTAATACTACACGAGCAGCGTAAGCGTCAAATAACTGACGGCCTACATTAGCTATAGGAGAATTGTTTATTTCATTTGCGACACAATCATAAGACTCTATGGTAGCACCATCCGCAAGAACCCTTGTCCCAAAGCCTTCATATCCAGAATAAACAGAACTACCAGAGTATCCACCTCTTACATATAGGTATTTAGGCTGCACATTAACCTGCACAGCATCCTTCATATATCCCGTTCCGTTATTCAGTAAATAACCCATTAATCAAAAATGGTTTGGTCGCTGAATACCGATTTGTCATTGATTGCCAAAGAAGCAATACCACTTTCGGTATTTAGTGTTATGTTGACGTAAGACTTCTCACCAGTACCTGTACCGCTGTTAGCCTCATAGTTCATCGTTAAGCCATCCATCCATCCACTGATAGTCACAGTGTCGTTGTTGTGTAAGAGAACGCAGCAGATGTCCTCTCTGCGGCTCATAAGGTCTATTTGATTTACCTTATTATCTACAGCAGGAGTTTGGATAGTAATATCAGTAGCAACAACACCTAATCCATTAGAGGTGTTCTTGTTCTCTGTAAAAGTTGTAGTTCCGTCCTTTGGGTTATGCTCAAAGGATACAGCGTTTAGTGTGTCTACTTGTGTTACCTGTGTCTCATCAAGAGGGTTAAAGGTAATAGTCAAGTCTTTTTGTAATAATAGGACAGCTTTCTTGATACCCCCTGTAACTCTTTTGTTACAATTGATATCAATATCGCTTAATAAGATGCTACAATTGAAAGCCATATATTTTTAAATAAAAAGGGGAGAGGATTGCTCCACTCCCCCTTGTGTTAATTTACAAGATTTGCTATTATGCAGTGATGTCACCAAATAATGAATCAGTAATTGAATAAGACAATCCAGCTTCCTCACCTGTTAGAGTTAATTGGAAACGGTTCTTTTCAGAACGACCAGTTCCAGAGTTACCATCAATGGTAGAAACATATAGACCGAAATCTAAACCACATACGTGGTGAGTTCCAGCAGCAGTCTTAACGAAAGCTACTAATTCTGGTGCGCCATTAGACATTTGGTCTAAAGCAGTGATACGAGTAGCATCCATCTTTGGAAATTCTGCGGAGATAGTTGGAACAGTAGAGAAAGTTCCGTCAGCGTTAGCGGTCTTAACTTCAGAGAATACAGAGAATCCATCTTTCAAGTTGAAAGAGAATTGAACTACATCAGAAGCAGCACCACTAACAGCAGATATTACACGAGTAGAATCATCTTTGGTAGTGATAGCAGTAAGAGCAGCAGCACGTGAAGCCACGTGAAGTTCTACAATACCACCAATACCTAAATCATCACATCCGTAATCAATATCAGCAAGAGTTACAGTACAAGCCATTTTTTATAGGGTATTAAAGGAAGGCCCGAAGGCCTTCCGTTATTATTTAATTAATTATGCGAAGTTTTTCGCGTAGACAATCTCTTCACCTTTCAAGTAAGAGAAACCTAACTTGAACTGTCCCCAGATTTTATCAGAAGACAATTCAGCTTCGTACTTCATATCAATTGCGCGAACGTCATTGTACTCATCAGTCAACATTACGATGTTCTGTGCAGCAGCAATCATAAACTCGTTAGCAGGCATAGATGGGAAGTGAATAACTTCCATACCGTAGTAGTTCGGTACACCACCTTCTACAACACCTTGTGGAGTAGTAGTGTAAAGACCAGCGATAGCGATTTGGTAGTGTTGCATAGCAGCAGTTCCCAAGAAGATAGCAGGTTTGAAATCACGGTCAGCGTCTCCGTAAACAGCAGCTAACATTACGTCACTCATTGTTTCGTAAGCACCTTCTAATTTGTCAAGGATGTTAGCAGAAGTTAATACAGCATCAGTGTCAAAGTCTAATACAGAAGCATCAGCAGCCATTTCAGTAGTCAATGCAGTACCTGCAACAGTCAATGCTTTTTCAGCAGACAATTTTGCGAAGTAGTCAAATACCCAATCCTTGAACTCTGCGTCCATAGTCTCTGGGTTGTTCTGACCTTTCTTCAAAAGAAGACCACGGTAAGAAGACTCAAGAGCGTTTTTACAGTTTAAGAAAGACCACTTGTAAGTAGTTACAGTCATTTCTTTTTCTCCGATTGTAGCAGCAGAGTTGCCGTCAAACACACAAAGGTCTGAACCGAAAGATAATGTAGCGTCAAAGATTGGTACGTTTACTTTAGCTTTAACACCATCTACAAGACGGAAACGGTTTAATACCGCTGCCGATTTTACCATAGTATCAATGAAGAGGTCTGGACGTCTGTCACCGTATGGCAAGTTTGATATTACTATACTCATTTTATTTTAATTTAAGAGGATTCGTTTAATTAATTTACAATAATTACTTGCGGTTAAAGAAGTTGTTAATCATATCCACTTTTTCAGAAGTGATACCATTAAAAACTACTGTCTTGTCTTCTACTGTCTCTTGAACTTCTTCAGCCTTTTGTTCAGCAGCAAATTGCTCCTCAACTTCCAACTCGTTAGCTTCTTCTTCAGCAGTAAATTCTTCAGAGACTTCCTCGGCAACTTCTTCAGTAGCTTCGTACTTGTCATCCTTCATTTCTTCTTTCTCTTCCTCCTCTTTGTGTTCGGGAGTATGAGCCAATTCTTCCTCATCTTCTTCTACAGCAGAGTTCTCTTCTTGAGACTCACCCATAGATGCGATGTGCTTTTGAATCATTTCAATGGCTTCCTTTAAATCAGAAACACCAGCGAACTTATCTTCAAAAGATGTCACAGCTTCAAGGAGCGAGTTGTTCTCGTTCTCCAAAGCTTCAATTCTTGCTTCGTACTTGTTAGTCATCGTCTCAAATTGAGCCTCCAACTTACCAAGTTCTTTGCCAAAACTAAATTCGTTCATTTGTTCTTCGTTATTAATTGTTGGTTTAATATCTGCCTTAATCTCAATAGAGAAACCATTTATCTCTCCATTTTCAATTGCAGTAAATAATTCGTCAGACTCAATCTTTGCCTTCACGAATACGGTTCCGTTTGGTAGTTTATAACCATAGTCCACAGACTTATCGTTATCACTCTCTTTAGTCCAAACTTCAAGCATCACTACATCGTCAGTATCGTTCTGATGGTTAATGCCAAATGCGTTAAATAACCCTTCTTTAGAATACTTGTACATAATCTCTTGGATTGTCTCCGCAGTGAAGCGTACATAGTAGTATCCCATTTCGGGTGAGAATCGTAGGATTTCCTTGTTAGGAATCATAATAGGTCCTACAACCTCTTTCTTCTTTTCATCAGCAAACATCTGTACCTTCTCTACTTCGTTGAAGTGGATGAAGTCTTCCTCAATAGCGGGCTTATCTACAAGAGAAATCTTGTACATCCCTTGAGCGATGTCTTCTAATGATATATCAAATAATGGTAAGTTATCCATTCTTCTTTGCTTTTTTATGCCACTTTGGTAGCAGGTCGTTATCTTGTACATACTTTGGATTAGACGGTCTTCCGTTCTTTACCAAGTACATAAATGCGTTTAGTCGGGCAAGTCCCCATTGTGTAGCACTTGTAACCTTTGGTGAGTGTCCTGTATTGAATGCACCCATACCACGAAGTACAACACGCTTTGCAGCTCCCATACCCACTTTCTTATCGGGGTACTTCTCGTTGTAAGCGTCTACCTTATTCTTTATAGACTTAAGAACTTTTTCAGATAGCTTTCCACCTTTTCCAACACCTTTAGGATTCTTGTTAGGAGTATCGCTTTTAGGTGCTTTGGGAGATTTCTTAATGCTTCCATCCTTTCCTTGTGTAGCATAATCATCCTTGACTTTACGGTCACCCCACGGGACGTCAGCCACATCAACACTTGCCTTAACTGTTCCGTTTCGTATGCTTTCAGCTTTTCTAATTGCCCAGTTAACACCGCTTGTTCCTCCCCAACCAAGCCAAGCCACATAGCCTCTATCTTTCCAAGGCGTGTTCTTATATTTAGGGTCAATCGCAGCATTCTTTCTATGGCGATTAAAAGCAGCCATTCTCGCAATAGTTTCATACGATAGTTTTCTTTTTGATGCTAATTGGTTTGCACGAGTCCAGCCCACAGAGGTCATTCCCTTAACTTCTTTTCCGTACTTCTTCTTCCACTCAAGAACTTTCTTGGCGTTGTTAGTAGCAGATTGTGGGTAGTCGTTGTATGTAGCCATAAACTTTTTAAAGTGGTGGCGCA